CCACTCCCACCTTGGGCACGAACACGTTGAACCCAGGCCCCGACCCCTCGGCGCGCAGGGTGGACAGCACCACGCTGAGCGTGCTGATCTTGGCCTCGAGCCACGCGGGGAACTGCTCGCGCATCATGCTGACGGTGTGCATCTGCCGGCCGCCGGGGCGGTCCGTGCCCTGCATGCGCCGCGTGGAGACGCTTGCAGACACCTGATCGCCCTCGTCCTTGACCCAGGCGTCGAACATGTCGATGGTGAACATGCCCGGCGGCGCGTTGGAGTAGCGCAGCGAGGCCTCGTAGATCACGGCGAGGCCGGGGTATAGCTTGGTGTCCATGACGATGTCCACGAGGTTACTGCAGCCGACAGGAGGGCCAGAACGCCAAAATGCAGTCTCGCTCGCGGCGTTGGGGATCCGATGAAGCTCAAGCATCTTCTTCTCCTTCGCCCACAGGCGGCTGCCGTCCCCGCGGCTGCGAGGAGCTTCACGATGCTGCCTAACCTTCCGAAGAAGTGGTTCCGAGAACCGGCATCGGGCCACTGGGTTTACACCGTCGATCGCTTCGCTGCAGACCGCGGGGCGGCCCAGGTGACGCTGTCTATCCGTGCGTGGGTGGGCGATGAGATGTTCTACGTGCGCCCTGCGCTCGCGTCGCTGCAGACCGAGTTCGGCACTGTCGGGTACATGCACGAGACCGAGCTGCCACAGTGGGTACAGGAGCGCATGATGGTGCTCAACGTGGCAGACCCCGAAACGTTCATTCCGCAGGTGGGGATCCGGCGGCACGAGCCGGATACTGTGGAGCCTCAGTTCAGAGGTGCGCGAGGCTACAACTCTAAAAGCATCAAGCTCGGGCGCTTGAACCGCTGGTACGTGCTGGACTGCCTGACGACATGAAGTGCTTCAAGTGCAGTGCAGAGACGGTGGTGCTTGAGACGCGGGAGCGTCGTGAGCATGTCATTGAGCGCCGCCATCGGTGCAAGGGGCGTGTGGCCCACACCTTCTGGACGACGCAGCTCCCGCGCCCGATCTGCATCAAGACAAAAAGCTTCATCGACTACGCCTTCAAGCAGTTCGACAGAGGCGTTGCGATGCGGAGGGAGAACACGCGCGTACGAGACGAGGTGGCCAAGCTATTGCGCGCCGGCTGGAAGTACGAGGCCATCATTCACGAAACGAAAGTCAACCGCAGCACGATCGCCGCGGTATCCAAGGAGCTGAAGAGATGAACATCTGGACCACCGATCACATGGAACAGTGCCTGCGCAAGCGCCAGGAACTGCTTCGCAAGAGCCCGACACCGGGCGTGCGCTACCCCATCATCCCGAGGAAGACATCATGAGCGATACCACGAGACAGGCGCTGGCTGCGCAACGAGAGCAGTTCGAGGCGTGGTGCATCCAGCGGTGGCGCGGCGACCGGAACGCACTGCTGCGCAATCTGCCAGATGCCGAAGATCACCCCGACGAGTACAAGATGGGGCCGATTGAGTTCGCGTGGCAGGCTTACCGCGCCGCCCTCTCCGCGCAGCCCGTGGCGGGAGCAGTGGCGACCGAGCCCAGCGAAGAGATACAAGAATTGCGCGCCCAAGTTGAGGCGTGGCGGAAGCAGTGCGAAACACTCACAAATCAGGTGATCTGTTGCGGCGTTGCTGCTAGGCATCCCGATGCAACGCTGACAACGCGAGGGGCCTACGCGGGCAAGTGGAACAGCCCTCAAGCCGAAGAGGTGCGCAAGTTGCGTGCGGAGCGTGATGCTTTGCTCGCCGCCTCTCCCCAGCCCGCGCCGAGCGCGCAGGCTGTGGCGCACCCATCGCATCAGACCGTGCGCGAGTGGATGCCGGTCAGCGAGGCACTGAGGCTGTCCGACCTGTGGACTGCAGGCGATCTGGACAACTGCGGGCAATGGCGCGCAGCGATCAAGGTTCTAGCCGATGAAGTTCGTGCTCTCGCCGCCTCTCCCCAGCCAGCCGAGCCGAGCGCGCAGGGCGAGCCAGTGGCGACCGTGACTGAGAAAATGGTGACGGCCTACCTCACTGCGAATGACGCCTACTGGAAGCGCATCGACGGTGAGCCGACGAAGATTGGCAAGTGGCGCAACGGCACGCCGAGCGAGGCAACCCGCGTTTCGCTGATGGCTGCGCTCGCCTCCGCACCATCCATCCCACCGCATGCAGTGGTGGAGGCTGTGCCGCTGGAGGTTGACTACGATGCGTTGATCGCCGCCGCGTTCAAGCTCCACCGCTACAGGCAGGGCACCGGGGCGTGCATCGCATTCAAGCACGGAGCCGAATGGATGCGTGAGCAGATGGAGCGCGGCATCGCCCCCAAGGCAGCGCAGGAGAAGACGTGAGCGCGCGAATCGGAGTTTCCCCTCTGACGGGGCGCATATTCCTTGGCCGCACCAATAGGGCCGGGGACGCTTTTGTGGGTGAGAAGCGAGATGTGACAAGCGATGTACTGCGCGCTTTGTTGGAGAAAGCAGAGTTCCACGGCGGAACCTTCGATATTGAAGGCGGCGGGAAGAAATGGTCCGTAACTGTCACTGAGCAGGCAGCGCAGCCGTAAGCAGCACTTGCTACATGCGCCGGGAGGCGCTATGCTGGCACCCCTGCCGCCAAGCATCATACAACCTCGAGACCACTGGTGATGGGCCGGACGCCGTAAGGCGACGGCTTGGCGGCCTTACCGGCCCATCGCCAGTGGTCTTTCGTCGTTTGGGGGTTTGATTGAACAAGTCCAAGATGCGCCGCGAGCGCAAGTTCAACCTGCAGCTGTACCGCAAGGTCCAGGTCGAGTACGCGAAGACGCTGCGCGAGATCTCGCGGCCGGTGGTCGTGCACCCGGATGTGGCCGCGGATCTTGCGGGCAAGAAGGTCAACTCGCAATGAGGTTTATCTGTAATTTCAGCTGTGGCGCCGCCTCGGCTGTCGCGACCAAGATGACGATCAACCAGTACGGCCTGTCGCACGAGGTGCTGGTCGTCAACGCGTACTTGGCGAGCGAGGATCCCGACAACCGCCGCTTCCTTGCGGATTGCGAGGCGTGGTTCGGTCGACCCGTCACCGTGGTGCGCGACTTCAAGTATGGCGCCGACGCGTACGAGGTGTTCCGCAAGCGGCGCTACACCAAAGGATTGCAGGGCGCCGCGTGCTCCCGCGCGTTGAAACGGGACGTGCTCGACTCACACTTCCCGTGGTCGCCTGAAGACACCACCGTGCTGGGCTTCACTGCCGACGAGCAGGACCGCTTCGACCGCTGGATCGACGCCAACCCCGAAGCCCGCGTGATCGCCCCGCTGATCGACGCCAAGCTGGGCAAAGCTGACGTGCTGGCTATGGTTGATCGCGCGGGGATCCTCCTGCCGAAGATGTACCGGTTGGGCTACCACAACGCCAACTGCATCGGGTGCGTGAAGGGTGGCGCGGGCTACTGGAACAAGATCCGCCGCGACTTCCCTGAGAAGTTCGAAGAGATGGCCCAGGTCGAGGAGTTGATCGGGCCGACCAGCTACCTGTTCCGGCATCGCTCAGGCCCTCTCAAGGGCAAGCGCTTCTCGTTGCGCGAGTTGCCGCCCACGATGGGTCGCTACGAGGACGAACCCGACATCTCGTGCTCCGCGGCATGTGAGTTTGTCGAGAGCAGTGACGCGTGGGACGAACTCCAAGAGGAGAACCTCTGGTCATGACCCGCCACCGGCACGCCTCGCCCCGCCGCATAGTCAACCCTCACACCGCGTGCTGTCTGTGCGCTTTCGAACGATAGGAGACCTCAATGTTCACTGTCGAAAAAACTGCCTCCACATACCAAATCAAGCTGTACGTCGCTGGTCCGATCGACGTGGCCAAGCAGATCCTGCGCGGTGAGTGCCTGCGCGAAGGCCTGTGCGTGACGATCGAGCCCACCGACTTCATCTACACCGGCGGCGAGGAGGCAGGCTACGTGGTCGGCCTGCTGAACTACCCCCGCTTCCCGGGCACGCCACAGCAGTTGTGGGAGCGCGCCCATCACATCGCCGAGTTGCTGGTCGGCGGCACCCACCAGCACTCCATCCTCCTCGTTGCGCCTGACACGACGCAATGGCTTTCGCGGCGCGCTCAGTGATGGCTGACCCAAACAACCCTCTGATCGCGGCGCTGCAGCCGCTGGTGCGCCGCGTGCGCACCGACGTCACGGCCATCAAGAGGGCTGACGGCAGCCGCTGGCGGGACCGTGAGCCCCTGACCACCGAGCGCCTGGCGGCGCACCTCAACGGCGGCCCGGCGCGCGGCGTGTGCCCGATCAAGGCCGGCGAGTCCGTGACCATGGTCGGCCTGCTGGACTTCGACAGCCACAAGGGCGAGGTGTCATGGGCCGAGATGTCGGCCGTGGTCGGTGCCGTGGTGGACACGCTCGAGATGGCGTGGGGCATGCACCCCGTGCTGTTCAGGAGCTCGGGCGGCAACGGCGTGCACCTGTACCTGCTGTGGGACGCGCCGCAGGACGCCTACAGCGTGCGGGTGTGGTTGCGCGGCGTGCTCGAGTCCGTGGGACTGAGCAGCGGCACGAAGGGTGTGATCCACCGCCAGGTGGAGGTCTTCCCCAAGCAGGACTCCGTGGCCATCGACGGTCTCGGCAGCCAAGCCATCCTCCCCCTGGCCGGCAAGAGCGAGTGGCTCGAGTGGGACGGGCTGGCCGGCTGGCTGTCGTCGGCCGACAGAGCCCTGCAGCCGGGGGACTGGGTGTCCTCGCCGGCTGTGCCGGTGGCCCCGCCCGACGAGAAGCGCCGATCCAGTGGCGTGCGGCCCGCCGGCGCGTGGACCAGTGCCCTCGACGCGCTGCTCAACGGCCTCGACGGCAGCGAGGGCCTGAGCTACGACGACTGGCGCAACGTGGTCTTCGCCATCCACCACGAGACCGGCGGATCCGACGAGGGCCTGGACATGGCTCAGGAGTGGTCGGCGCGATCGCCCAAGCACGACGAGGCGTTCCTCGAGGCCCGCGTGTGGCCGTACATCAAGGCCGGCGGTGGCATCACCGGCGGCACGATCATGAGCCTGGCAGCGCGGCTGCACGGGTGGACCGAGCCGCTGAGCGGCGATGACTTCGAAGTGGTGCAGGAGGCACGGTATGGATCTGTTGCTCGTGGTGCTCAAGTTGCTGTGGCTGGGCGGGGTGCTGATCTGGTCGGCAGTGGTGCTGACGCTGCTGACGCTGGCGTGGGTGCCCCTGGCGGGGCTGATGCAGGTGCTGGTGCGCCTGCGTCGCGCGTTGCGCAAGCCGCCGCAGCCCTAGCCCCCGTCGAGCGCCGCGGCGTGCCTGCCGCGCAGCACCTGTGCACCGACCAGGCCAACGCGAACAGGCTGGTCAAGGCCTACGGCTCCCGGGTGCTGGTGGCAGCCGGCAAGTGGCACGCGTGGGATGGCGTGCGCTGGCGCTGCGACGAGGCCGACATCTACCGGTACGCCTGCCGCCTGTCCCAGATCGTGAAGGACGAGGCCAAGGCAGCGCTGGCCAAGGCACGGTCGTCGAGCCTCGCCGGCCAAGCCGCCGAGCTTGCCGGGCTGAGCGAGGACGAGGCCGCGGGCATGGTCGAGCAGGGCGGCGTCAGCGACAAAGCCGCCGCGATCGCCGAGGCGCTGGAGAAGTGGTCCTTGAAGTGCGAGATGAAGGGCACGATCGAAGCCGCGATCGGCCTGGCCCGCAAGATGCTGGAGGTGGATGCCGATCTCCTGGACCGCGATCCCATGCTGCTGAACTGCCGCAACGGGGTGGTCGACCTGAGGACCGGGGTGCTGCGGGGCCACCGGGCGGACGACTACATCACCAAGCTGGCCGACGTCGAGTACGTGGGCTGTGAGAGGGGGGTGTGGAGCCAGCGGTGGGTGGATGCCGTGGCCCAGATCACGGGCGAGGCGCGCGTGGGTGAGTCTCAGCGGCACGTGGCCTCGTTCCTCCAGCGCTGGTTCGGCTACTGCGCCACCGGTGCCGTGCACGAGCAGGTGTTCGTCGTGCACTGGGGCGACGGCTCGAACGGCAAGTCCACGGTCATGGGCACCATGGCCCGCGTGCTCGGCGACTATGCCGGCACCGCCGCGCCGGGCCTCATGGCCTCGAGCGACAGATCCGAGCGCCACCCGACCGAGATCGCCGGCCTGCTGGGCAAGCGCATGGTGACCGCGCACGAGACGCGCGAGGGCGTCCAGCTGCGCGAGGACTTCGTGAAGCAGGCCACCGGTGACGACAAGATCACCGCGCGGTTCATGCGGGAGGACTTCTTCGAATTCACCCCCACCCACAAGCTGCAACTCCTCACGAACGCGAAGCCAGTGATACGTGGACAGGACCACGGCATCTGGCGCCGCGTCAACCTGGTGGCGTACACCCAGCGCTTCGGCACGGCCGAGGAGGTGGCCGCCGGGACCGCTACGGCGCTCAAGGACATGGGGCTGGCCGCGGCCCTGGCGGACGACGGGGAACTGTCGGGCGTGCTCGCGTGGGTGGTGGCGGGGGCGGTCGAGTGGCTGCGCGATGGCGGCCTGCGCGCCCCGGCGGCGGTGCTGGAGGCTTCCCTGGCCTACCGGCACGAGCAGGACCGGGTGCGCGAGTGGGTTTCCGAGTGCTGCGAGGTGGGCGAGGGGATGACGGATTACGTAACCGTGGGGATGGGAGGGCTGTACCCTAGTTACACGGGATGGTGCAAGGACGCCGGGTATCACGGGTTGGCGAGGGGGCGGTTCCTTCACGAGTTGCAGCGCGTGGTTCCCGGGATGCAGACCGCGAAGGTGAAAATTACTCCAAACGGGGGCGCAAGACGTAGCGTTTTGCAAGTTCAAGGGCTCAGACTGCTGCCGGAGGACTGAAAACGGGGGACAAACGTGTCCTCTGTCCTTAGTAAAACAGCGTTTTCCGGTTAATCCCCCCGCGAGCCTAAGAAGACTCCCCCCTTTTCGCACTACTTCAACCGGAAATCGCTGTTTTGTCGGGGACGGAGGTCCAGATTGGCCTCGCGGGAGGGGCCGAAAAAGTTACATAGCCGAGCGGAGTGTGGGGGTTTTCACCACCCTTTCCACAGCACGAGGAGAAGCCCAGCGATGCAGAGCCATCCGACCACGCGATGCGGGTCGACCCCCCGGCGGCGCCTGTACGGGCCTTGGAACGTGGTCTGGCGGGCCGGCGGGCGGCAATCGAAGGCTTCGGCCATGCTGCGTGCGTGGCGGCGCGTGGTGGGGGTTCCTTGGGTCATTTGGCAGTCTCCAGCAGGATCGCGCACGCTTCGTCCAGCGCGGGCAGGGTGGCGGGGGTCACGGGGCACACGTCGGCCAGGTGCTCGAGCGCGGCCCGCAGGCGCGTGGCAGGGTCGGGGGTCTGCCAGCCGTCATCCCAGGCCCGTTGCAGGTCGGGCGTGCTGTACGGGTTGGCAGTGATGGGCAGCCCGGCTGCGCGAGCTCGGGCCCCTTCAATAAACGGGCGGGTAGGGATGAAAGGGATGGGTGTGGAGGGCATGTCAATCCTCCGATCCGAAAGCCGGTACCACATGATCGGCCAGCATGATCGCAGCCGCGTAGGCGTTGCCGTGGTGTGTGTTGCCGTGCGTGGCCCCGATGGCCGCGATGAACGCGTCACGAGACCCGAAGAAACAGCCGGTGACGTAGGAGACGCCGAGTTTCGAATCGCGGCATACGGTCAGCGTGGCGTTGCGTGATCCGAGGGGGCCAAGTGCCAGGGAGTGGGAGGGTTTCGACACCTGCGCGTCGCCGGACACCCGCGCGTCGCCGGACACCCACGCGTCGCCGTACACCCGCGCGTCGCCGTACACCCGCGCGTTGCCGTACACCCGCGCGTTGCCGTACACCTGCGCGTCGCCGGACACCTGCGCGTCGCCGTACACCCGCGCGTTGCCGTACACCCGCGCGTCGCCGTACACCCGCGCGTTGCCGTACACCCACGCGTTGCCGTACACCCGCGCGTCGCCGGACACCCGCGCGTTGCCGTACACCCGCGCGTCGCCGGACACCTGCGCGTTGCTGCCCGGGTCGAGATTCGCGGTTGACTGCAGGTAGCCGCCGCGCGTGCCGTCCACGTAGCGGATGCGGTAGAGCGTGGCGCCACTGGGTGTGGTGACGGTGTCGGATTGGTCGAGTGTGTATTGCATGTCAGTGCCTCAGTGCTTCGATGAGGGATGCGAGTGCCGAGGACCAGGCCACGGCCGCGATGATGCCGATGACGTAGGCGGCCCAGGTTTCGAAGTCGTCTCGGGTTTTCATGGTGTCAGTGCTCCCTGCGGTGGCGGCGACGGTCGCGATCCTGCGATCCGTGCCAGGCGATGAAGAGGACGAAGCCCGTGAGCGCGAGGACGAAGCCCAGCACGCGGAAGAGGATGCGGAAGGCGTTAACCATGGAGGTACAGCCAGCCGCGGTAGAACTCGGCATAGGTGCCGCTGAATTGCTCGGCCACGGCCGACAGCCTGTCGCCCAAGTCTTCGGCTTTCAGTGGGTCGCGATCCCAGAACCCGACACCGTGCCCCTGAGACGTCAGCCACAGATCGTGGCCGGCGGCCGCGTACGCGGGGTGCACGGTGCCGCAGTCCGGGTGCGCGCCGTACCCGTCGCGCGTGGCGGCCTCTTCCAGCAAGGGCCCGGCGGCAGCCGCGAAGGCTTCGCAGACCTGCAAGGCCTTGTCTCGGGCCTGACGCGTGGCGCGCGGGTGCGTGCCCTCGGGGCACTCGGCCCAAATGGCCGCGATCAGGTAATGCTCGGCCATCACGGCCAACTGTTCGGGTGTTGCCATGGTGTCAGGTCTCCGATTGAGGCAGCCAGGCGGCCGGGAAGGTTTGACGCGCGAAGCGCTGCGCGTCGACGGGCAAGGCATCCCATTGGATCCGCACGCCCAGATGCGAGCCGGCCGGGCATTCGATGTGCTGGCCAAATCCTTGCGGGTGGAATGGGTGGGCACCCGTGCCGATGCCTTGCCAGTCACGTCCCCGGCCGCGCCAGTCGGCGCCGGCAGTGCGAGGGGGCAGGATGGTGTATCGATCGGCGAACGAGTCGCCAGAATCCCAAATGCGCACGCGGGCGCCGTAGTTGCGGTGGGTGGCCATGGTGGCTACTTCCCTTCGTTGAGTTCGCGTGCCCACTCACGGGCGCGCGTGTGGGTGGCGCAGGTGTAGAACACTCGCGCGACGGTATCGAGCACGGCGGGCTTGCCGGCGTAGGTGCAGGGGATGAAAACGGGGCGCATGGGGTCAGTCCTTTTCGTTGACGTACCTGACGTGCTCGGTGCGCGAGTCGCACGACTGGCGCAGATGTTCTGCACTCACAAAATCGCGGGCCAATAGGCGGCCGTCGCGCGGGTCGATAGCGTGCCATTCTTGCGGGCCCGCTTGCTTGACGGCGTAGGGCGTGTACTGGCGCACCTCGCGGCGGCCGTCAGGGTGGATGATGGTGAATTGCATGTTGTCAGTTCTCCGATCGAGGGGTAAGGCAGTCATCGATGCACCCGACGCAGCTATCCGTGATGCACTCTGCGGTATCGGGGTCGCTGGGCGGGTTCGCGCATGCGAGGGCAAGCGCGAGGGCGAGAGCGAGGCGCAGCATGGGCGTTTAGTCCTTCACCGCGACGAACTGCCGGCCGGTCACGCGCGAGATGTGCGCCGCGGTCTCGTCAATGCTGTAGGACTGAAAGACAATCCCGCCCCCGTAGCGCTTGCAGTGATAGCGCCGGCCGCCGATGGTGTTTGCGCGCTTCGTGGCGAGGCTGTACTTCTCGGAAACAGGGATCCACGGATCCCGGTCCAACTCCTCGCGGGTGTTGAGGTTGAGAAAGTGAACCGCGTATCGCGGGTTTCCGTTCGCGTCGCTGGGCACGCGGGTAAAGGTCAGGGTCTCGGGTGTGCTCATGCTGCCACCTCCGCGGGAACGTGCGTCAGAAGCATCTGATCCGCGAACGGGAGTTCGCGCCCCTGCCAGGTCACGAACCAATCGCCGGCACGCTGGAAGACACGAAACCCGAGTTCATCCTGGTTCGATGCCTGGTTCATCGCAGTGCGCGTGGTGACCGTGCGCCACCCGCCGGAGTCAAGGCGAATCGTGCGATCCGAGTTGACTATCACAACCGCCGTGCGATGGTAGACGTAATGACGTGCGCCATTGACGGTCAGTTGCGCGCGGGCAGTGCCCTTGAAAGTGTGATTCTGTGCCATGGTGGTTTCCTCTTAGCGGATGAATCGGGTGGCGGTTTCGCCGAAGTGACGGATACCGTATTCGCGCGCCGCGCGTACCGTGCGGAATGACAGATAGTTGTCCGTGGCACGCACCCCGGTCGATTCGCCAGGGTTGGCCCAATAGAGCGCGAACCAAGGGCCGCGCGTCTCGGGGGTGAGGTCATCCCAAATCTCGAGGCGCGCGGCGTATTGCGTGCCGTTGGACAGGTGCACTGTGTGGGTCATGTTGCGGTCTCAGTAGTTGCCTGCGCGCAGCGCGGATGCCATTTCAGCAGCGGAGAAGCCCGTACCACCGAGAGGCACGTGCAGGTGATAGGCACCGAAAGAATCCTGGCCGATGACAACTGCGCCACGCAGCGCGACGCGATAGCGCTTGCGAAACTCAGTGAGCGCGGTTTGCGCTGTGCGCTTGTCAGTGAACGATGCAGGGATGCGATGCAGCATGGCGTCATCCCTTTTGTTGCATGCGTTGAATGTCTGTCCACGCGTAGCCAAAAATGAGGCTAGTGGGGGCGTCTGTGTCGCGTTCTACAAACCAGTCGCGCTCGTCGGTTTCGTATCCTTCCGCGTCAACGCGGCTTCGGGAATAGACACTGTGGTTTATTTCGCCCAGCGCTCGCGCGGTTTCGCGCGCTTCGGTTTCGCTGAAAGGCCCCGCTACGGTGATTTGCATGGTGTCAGTCCTCAGAGTTGAAATTCCAGAATCGACGCGCCGCGATGCGCTGCGTCGCGTCGCGCCATCCCTGCAGGTGTTGCGCCATCTCAGGCGTCGACTGCATGCCGGTGGATCTTTCGAAGTGGTCCACTAGGCCACGCAAGCGAGATGCAGTGCGCTCCCCGTTGTCAAGGGTGTCGAGTGCACATTGGTATGCAAGGGGCAAGTGTGCGATGTTGTCCATGGTGTCAGTCCTTTCAGAGTTGAAATTCCAGAATCGACGCGCCGCGATGCGCTGCGTCGCGTCGCGCCATCCCTGCAGGTGTTGCACCATCTCAGGCGTCGACTGCAGGCCAGCGGCGCGCTCGAAGTGATCCACTAGGCCGCGCAAACGCGATGCAGTGCGCTCCCCGTTGTCAAGGGTGTCGAGTGCACATTGGTATGCAAGGGGCAAGTGTGCGATGTTGTCCACGGTGCAGGGTCCTTTACAGTTCGTTGACGCGAGACAGTTCGCTATGGTCTTCATCGCTCCAATCGGAGACGAACAGACACGTAGCGCCCGACGCGCTGTCAAAGCGCTTTTGGTCACCGTAGTCGCCGACACAGTGCCAGTGCAGCCCGCTATCGCGCGACACTCGATTCACGGCGCCACGCATGGTCGACGCGCGCACCTTGTGCCGCGTCACCCAGCTGTAGTTCGCATCACCTCCGTAGGTGTCGGTCACTTCGACGAAAAAGAATCGGGGGGTTTTCATGGTGTCAGTCCTCAGAGTTGAAATTCCAGAATCGACGCGCCGCGATGCGCTGCGTCGCGTCGCGCCATCCCTGCAGGTGTTGCGCCATCTCAGGCGTCGACTGCA